AGATTGGCCAGCGCCGATTGCAGTTTCGACCTGCTGCGCCACAAGAGCCGCATTCGCGACTGAGCAAATGAGAGCCGAGGCGCCGTTCTTCAAAGTCGAAGCGGCTTGAACGGTCTTAGCGCTTGTCAAGAAATCCTCGGCCTGCTCGACTTCCGCACAGCCGCAGAGGTTGAGCGCAATACTCGTCGACAAAACAAAGCCAAATATTTTTCTCATAATGTTATCCTCATTCATTTTTGAAAGATCCATCCGGACGCAAAGCGTGGCGTGGATCGGCAGCCCAATCCTTGGTGACGAAACCGCCGCGCCCGCCTTCGACCGCGATGAGCGGCATCGCCGCGCATTTGTTGAGTTCATCAAAAATAGAAGGGAGCAGGGCCGATATGATTCCCGTCACCGGCTCGCCGAACCCAAGGTCCGCCGCGATCTTCACTGCATCTTCGATTACGATTTCGGCGTCCTGTCCAAAGCTTTTGGCCTGAACCGCTTTCCGCATTTCGGTGAAAAAACTGCCGAAGAGACCCGATGCGGTTTCAAGCTGCGCGACTGTGATTGTTGTCCCGCCAATAGAAATCTTTGGCAGAAGCGGTATGGTTTTCTCGAGGGCCGTCGATACCACCGAGATTAAGTCGGACAACAAGCTCATCCTTTGAGGCCTTTCATAAAGCCCCCGATAAGCGCGCTGACGCCGGAGAGCAGCGCCGTCAGCGTTGCCGCTGTCGCCGGATCGGAGAAGAAAACGCCGAGCGCGGGCTCATGGAACGCGATGGATAAGGCCGCGGCCATAGACAGGCCGCCGACAATCATGCCGGAAGATAAGGACGTCATCTTTTACCTTTCATTTTAGGAGTACCGCCAAGCGCGGATTCAGGATCGAGCCGCGGCGAGTGCGAGCTCCAACCGGGCACCGACACGCTGTAAAAAGCTGTGCGGATGATCTACCTTGTGGATCGTCTGCAGGATCGAAGCGGATGACACGTCTTCAAATACGGCACCCATAAATTCGCTGCGTTCTGCCTCGCGGCGTCTTGCCAAGCCAGGTTGCACCTTGCCCGCCGCCCTATCCCAAAGCCGGAAAGCATTCGCAGCCATCACCGGTTCACCGCGATTGAAATAGCGCGCCACGCTCGATGAGCGGAAAGCTCCAAGCCCGATGTTGAAGGCGAGGCTCACCATCGCGTCGAATTGACCCTGCTCCATCGGCCGTTTGATCGCTGCCAGCACACCTTTTTCCACACCCTGTAAATCGCCGGCGAGAATACTGTCGGCTTCTGCCTCAGTGATCGACATCCCGGCTGTAGGCGCGGGCTTACCCGCCCGCTCGGTATGCCCATAACCAATCGTCCAGATACTGGCGGCATCGCGGTAGGCTTTGAGCCGTAGGCCTTCGAAGGCTTCGATCAGCTTCCGCCCATGTTCTGAGGTTTGCATTTTGTCTCCCATAGACATCAAAAAGCCGCCTCAAAGGGCGGCTTAAAATTTTTCCTTGAGGCAGGAGATGTTATTTTGCGGCAATCGCAGAAGTCGCAGCTTTCAGTGCTGCGTTTCAGCCATGACCACAATATTAATGGAGTCAAGAATTGCCGACAGATTGAAGCCTTCGCTTTGGCTTGCGCGGGCGTCATCGCCTGGCTCAAATGGATTTTTTGTTTCCGAAATCATCAGTGACTTTGCTGCCTAAGACGGCGCGCTAATCAGGCGCATCGGCGCTTGCCGGAGGTCTGTTACGATAGAGAAATTCGCCGGAATAAAGGGCCATGTTCTTTTCTTTTTCGCCTATGCAATGGCTGTGACATTGGTTCCGGCGATCTTCCATGCCGTCCCATTGTCGATGACAAGACCACCCGTGCCGGAACCAGAACCTTCTTGGATGCCCGTGCCGTTGAACATCCGGCAATTCGTCGCGAAAGCGATACGTCCCGCCGTGCCGGCGGCAGGCAATGTCGCAACGGTATAAGTCCCGAGATAATGGGAACGATCGGGTCCGATCGTCGTCGTCCCGCTGATCGCTATGGCACCGTTGACATCGAGCTTTTGCGCCGGACTTGTCGTGCCGAGCCCAAGATAGCCGGTATCGTCAAATCTGCCGGCTTCCGCGGCCGAAGTTGTACTGTTCGCCGTTGTAAAAAAGGCGATAGCTGTGCCTTCGGCAGAAGCGGTAAAATTCTGTGTCGCGACAGCCGCGATGTAAGCAATTCCACCGCTAAACGCGCTGCCATTATAGCCATAGAATTTTATCGATCCGACATAATCGCCGGAATTTAAAGCGGCCGGAGATGAAGGCGTTCCACGCGCGCTGCGGAATTTAAATTGTGCCGTTGTAACGGCGGTCCCGCTGGCGCCGCTATACACGTCGAATACACCGATCCCGTTGCCAGTATTCGACGCATATAAAGGCGCGAGACTGCCAGTTGTATTGCCGGATATCCCGTTGTTGATCAGTAATGCACTGACGCCACTTGACGACCAGGTGCTGTCGTCCGGCAGGGTGGCCGTGCCACTGATCGTTAAACCGAAATTCGTCGTAACGAGACCGGTCGAGGCGTTAATGTCGAGCGCGTCGTGCCACGACGAGCCATCTGGAGAAACTTTAAAATGGAAATTATCGTCGCCGCAAAGTCCGACTTGTGCGCGTGCCGAAAAACCGTCTTCATAGATCGTCGAAGCTGTGTTAGCCGACGCCGCCTTATTGATCGTGAAATTAAAATTCGAGGCGCTGTTGAACAGCGCGCTCGTGCCATAAACCGAAAGCGGATTGCTTGGATCGGCGGCTGTGCCAATGCCGACAGGCGGCAGATTGCTTGTCGCCTGATCGATGATGGTCCACTTGCTGCTGCCATTGCCTTGTAGCGCAAGATATCCGTAGGCGCTGGAAATGACTGCGTTCGTCGCGCCGTCAATCGTATCGCTTCCGGCCCGCGCAAGGGTGATCGTGGTTGTCGCGGCGCAGGAGCCGGATTCATCGATGACAGTCAGCGTTGTACCCGTCGGATAAGCGCTCGCGGCAGGCAGATTTACGACCCGCGCCGCCGTGATCGCGGTATAGGCGATCGTTCGATCCGACGCGAGCGCGGTATAGGCCACATCCAAGATGGCCGTCCGTGTGTTAGTGACCACTTCTGAAAGCTTCGCCGCGGGCCAACCGCCCGCCGTAACGCCATCATGAACCTGAAGCCGATTATTCGTTGTATCGACGACAAGCTCACCAACGCGGCCAGTGAACGTCGAAAGGAACGAAAAGGCCTCGCGAAGATGCTGAAGTCTGATGCTCATGAAGAAGCCAATCCAAGATCGATGAAATTTGGGAATGCATCGGAAGCCAAGCCGAAACCGTCATATTCGGCCGCCGTCCCGCTCGCGAGGCCGCAATCGACATTGTTGCCCGCCGCCAAGGACGATGCGACGGGTCCAAGCAAGCCGGAGCCGATGGGCGCGTATGTATAAGCGGTACAATCGGCAAGCGACTGCAGCGCGTTGCCGAAGATGTTGAAGCTTTGGAACTTCAGATAGAACTGAACGCCAATATAGTTCGAGGGCAGATCATATTTGAAGATCGCATTATCGAGGCGCGCGAACCGCGCACCTAACGAATGCGCAGCTGGAGACGAGCCATAAATGCCGCGCGCAATGTTTGTAAGTGCATAGGCATTCGAACCCGTCAATGTCGCGGTCTCATAGCTCATGAGTTCGCTATCGACGACGCAGAGCGTGACGCCGTTCTCGGCATCATTCAGCGTACCCGAACCCAACACGCCCGCGCTTTCCGCCATGTTGAGCGCGAGCGTATGAGCCCCATCGATTGTTACGAATGGCGCGACCGGTGAGCTCTGGCCAGATGCCGTTGCGAGCGCCGCCGTCAAGACGCCTTGCCGCGCGTGCGATGTCACGGAGCCGATGCTGCTATATGTTGTATTATTGGTCGAAATCCAAACCACCGCGCCGCCCCAGTTCGGGTCCGCCATTGCAGATGATCCTCCAGAAAGACCGATCCAAACCTGCGCGGAACCGTCCGTGAGGCCAGATGGCGGCTCGAAAATCAGCGGTGGGTTGACCGGATCCGGCGCTTGGTTTCGGTTCGTCGCATGGCCCGCCGATGTCTGAACCGGATAGGCGACTGCGGTCGCCGTGCCAGCTGGGAACTCTTCGGCGGTAACCGTTAAGAGGCCGTTGGCGTCTTCATCGATCGCCGTGATGCGGACAGCCGCTTGCGCGAGGCCAAGGCCAGTATCGGTGATGGTTACGAGGTCCATCGGCTCAAGCAGGCAATATTCCCATGAAAGCTTGAACGTATAAGTGTTGCGGATATAAAGCCCGCGCTGAAGAATGAGTTGCGCCGCGTTCATCGCCACGCCAGCATCGCAAATTTCATGCGCTGTTAGCGTCGGAGACATGACAAGGCCATAGAGATCGATCGCGTTTTGGTCGAAAGCGTTTATGGGTGTAGCCGCGTAAGAATTCGAGCGGTCGAAAATCTCCAGCGCCTGGAAATTATAAGCCGCATAGGGATCTGTGCGCATAACCTGCACAGGATCATCGCCGTCCGTATAAACGAAATCATCATCCGTCAGATTATAGACAGGTGTCAGATTTGGATTGAAGGTGACCGCTCCGCCCGCATAAAGCGCACCGGTGACGCTGCTGTCCCCATAAGGGATGAACTTCAGTTGGCCGCCCGACCAGACCGCCGCTGTATTCGTCAATTGCAGCCAGCGGGATAAAATGCTGTTCGCCGCTTCCTGGTTTACGAGCGCTGGCGACAAAGCAAGACCTGCCGCCTGGCAATAAGTCTGGTAAGAGGAATCGCCAGATGCGCCCAGCAAACTCGATGCATCAATGCTCGCCGCCGGAAAACCGACGCCATATTGCGCGTTCGTGAGAAAATCCTGGACGACAAGCGCCGGGTCCGCGTCATGCGCATTGACCACGGCGGAAGGATAAAGCACGCCATAGATTTCGAGATAGGTAATATCAAGCGTTCCGCTGGAACCAAGATCATAATCGGACGTCGCCAAATAGGCGAGGCCAGGATAGTTGATGGCTTCGCTAGCTTGTGCCGAGGACAAATAGCCCCAAACACCTTGCGGGGTCGTTCCTGAAAAATAAGTGAAACCAAGACCGGACGCCGTATAGGTGCTGCTATTCTGCCAAACTGTCCCAACGGCAGTGATCGGGCCCTCGCAGAGGCCGAGTATGATCGCGGTCGAATAGGTATAGCCGTTGACATACGTAGAGCCGCCACCGCCGCCCTTGCCGCCGCTCGACGAATATTGCGGGATCGCCGCGAAATCATTGCTCCAGATAATATTCGGAGCGATGATGTTGATGCCCCAGACAATCGGGATCGGCAGCGCGTTTGTCGATGTCTGGATCTGAAGCGCCGTATAAGACGGCGTGACAACAGAAGCCGACGCATTTGAACGGAAGAGGCCCATTTAAACCTTGGCCGGCCAATAGGAAAAATAGCGCGGATAACGCTCCGGCTTTTTGAGTTCGAGGTTTTTGTCCAGCTCTTCTTCGATCACACGCCGCGCGGGGTGAAAGGCATGCACGATCGTCAAGGGAGAACCACAAGTGACAATGCCGCCATGGCTATAACAGCGGCCATACCGGAAGACGGCCACATCCCCTGGCTTTGGCGCAGGCGTCTCATGGCAGCGGTCGAAGATGAAGCCGAGATAATGTTCCTCGCTCCGATGCAAATGCCAATCCTGGGTATAGGGGCGCGGATCGAAAGGGGCGCAAAATCCGATATCGACGAAGACGCGGACAATGAGCATGCCGCAATCGACACCCGCGCCGTGCACGTCGGCTGCGTGATGATAGGGTGTACCGATCCAGCGCCGCGCTTCGGCGACAATCAACTTGCGTTCGTCAAGCTCGGTCATATCGATCATATTCATGGCGAGGTCGCGGCCGTTGGCGGCGGGACAAATGGGAAGCCGCGGAAATTCGATTGATTGCCGAACTGAGATTGGCAATTCGACAACGTGTGGGCACAGCCTTGGTATATGGTAAAAGCATCGCCGGTGGCCGGCACGTTCGGCAATGCCGCGCTGAGCGCCACAACGCCAGATTCAGCGCTCTTGATATTGGCCGAAACGCCTGCGTTCACGCCAGTGGAAAACAGAATCGTTCCTTGTGTGAAATTCGACGATACACCGCTCCAATTGATGGTCGAAGCCGTCGAGCCAGAGCCCACCGTACCGGTGCTGCCAAAAGCGCTTTTCACAAGTCCGCAACCTGAATCATAAAGCACATGCACACATTGCGGCGAATAGAGGTTGCGCGGCATGTTGATCTGCAACAAGACAAGGTCGGAATTTACGGTGACTTTCGCCGTCGAGCGCCCGACGCTGTCGATGGCCCCGACGCGTCCCTTGAACAAGATGACACTGCCGGCTGGCGCCGCGCTCCAGCTTGTTAAGAAGGCTCTCTCGCGCTGAACTTCACAGCCGTCGAACACGCCATTGCGCAAGGCTTCCAAAAACGGCACGCCACCGACCGTATCCGTTGGCTTCGCGTTGATCGTAATCTGCTGTTGATCGACATCAAGCCCAGCCGCGCATTTGAACTGCAAGCCATCGACCAGGATCGAATTGGCAAGATAAGAATAACCGTTCAAAGCGATAGGAACATCTGCGTTTGTATAGGTGATAATGAGGCCTGTTTTCAGCGTGAATGTATAGCAATCGGCCATCAAAAAGGGTGCGTCGGACTGCGCCCGTGCCGCGTTCAGAAAATCGATGAGCGCCGAGGAAGCAGATCTCACGGTTTCACGCTCCGGAACTTCAACGAGTCCAGCTTCCAAAGCCCGCTCATGAAATGTTCAAAATCCTCTTGGTCGTCGAGAAAACGGCAGAGAAAAGCGTAAGAAAAATCCGAGGTAATGGTCACGCCCGATTTAGGTGGCCCGACGAATGTCAGCGTGTTTGGCTGTATGAGGCTCCAGCCTGTTGTATTCGCCGACGGCGCCACGGCGGTTCCCGAAACAAGGCCAGATGTCGGTTCCGTCCAAGGGGTCCCGAGCGCAATCGGCGTGGCGCCATTTTGCAAAACTTCGGTGCCTGCCGCCGCCCCTGCATAAACATTCCAGCCTGTTGCCGATGCCGGGCTCGGGACGGCTGGCGAGGCGACCTGCAAAAGGTGGCTCGCTGAGACTGCCAAAGAGCTCTCGCTCGAGGCCGCTGTCTCTCCAGAGGCCGTGACATAAGTCGTTTTGACATAGGCTGTGGCCGCTCCAAGCGTCCCGCCTGCCACTTGTGACAGGCTAGGTGCAGATGGCGCTGAGAGACCGGCGGAAGGTATCGTAGCGCCATTCAAATAGACGGCGCTTGCGGCCCCGACCCATGACACGGGCTCACTATAGCCGCCGATCGAGCGCTGGAAGATAAAAGATGTGGTGGCCCCATCTCCAAGCGCGATCGTCTGCGACATGACCGCATTATCGGTCGGATCGGTATAGAGAAATGTGCCGAACTGGCCCTGGCAGCTCAGATAAAATCCCATGAGCGTTTGCAGGGAAACCGCACTGACGCCCGTGAAAACGCCAGCTGAGTCGAGCCCGGCATAGCTTACCTCGAATTCATAAAGCGTATCGGCATAAAGCGAGCTCCGGACCTCACGGCCGGACACATGGCTTGCCACGCGGGTCGAGAAGGTCGGACGCTTATGCACCGACCAGCTCTGGCCTGGCAGCGTTGGAAAAGACGGTGGTGTGGTCATGCTTTCACCGTCCTGAGTTTGAGTGATTGCAAAACAAAAAGCCGGTTCATGAATTCTTCGAGATCTTCCTGATCGTCCATGAACCGGCAGAGTAAGCTCGTGCCGATGCCAAGATTGGCATCCGGCGCAAAAGTGAAAACACCGTCTTGCCCTTGCATTTCGTCATAAAAGCCGATGATGTTTTGCAGATCCGCATAGGGTGTATCCATACGCAACAGATCGAACGTCAATTCGATCTCCCAAAGCGGCACAGACATTTTAACGAAGCGGCTTTCGCGGCCGGAGACATGCGAAGCCACGCCCGTTGCAAACAAGGGCCGGTAGTGAATCGACCAGCCTTGACCTGAGATGGCTGGAAAAGCTGGCCCCGTCGGCGGCGCTGGAGGCGCATCCGGCACCGACGGCGCCAAATAGGGCCCCTTGCCCCCAACCCATTGCCCGACCCGCCAATTGCTCGCATCGCCCCAAACATCGGTTCGGATCGGAAACGCCGGGAACGGCCGTGCATCCCAATTCCACGCCGACATGAACGTGGGTTCGATCATCTTCAGTCCGGCGCCAGATGTCGCGTTGTTGCCATCCGCAACCCAATAATCGTAGATCGCCTGAAGATAGAGAAGCTGGATCTCCTCGTCCTGCCGCGGCTGATAGGTGGCGCCCGCCGCTCCATCCCATGCCGACCAATAGGGCGTGAAGCTTTCCGTCGATTTTGGATCGTAATAGACGTTAGGCTGGTTCGTACCGCGATCACAGGCAGCGACACCATATTCCGCGAAGGTGATCGACTTCGATTGCGGCACCCATTCCGTAAACGGCCCATGCGGCGCATAGCCCTGCCCGTCGCCATCGTCATAGATCGCCTGATGCGGGTTGTTCCACCACCAGCGCAATTGCTTGTTCGCGAGCAATTGCTGGTTTGGATAATACGGATTGCGGCTTTGCGTCAGCCGGTCGCCCTCAGGCAAT